TGCACGAGTGCGTGGAAGATGCCACCAAGTCCTTCAAGGACAACATCGTCCCTGCGCTGGGCCATCAGTATAAGGAAGTCACTACTCCCGCTACCTGCGGCACTCCTGGCAGCGTAGACAATGTCTGTGAGCGCTGCAACGATAAGCAGCATGTGAAAGACCTTCCTGCAACTGGTGAGCATCAGTGGAATGAGGGCATCGTCACCAAGGAGCCTACAGCCACCGAAACTGGTATCAAGACCTTCACCTGCAAGGCTTGCCAAGCAACAAAGACCGAAGATATTGCTAAGGTGCATAACCACGATTATACGCGCCTTGGCGAAATCGTCGAAGGACCCTATTGCGAGACTGAAGGCAAGCGTTGGATGTACTGCAGCTATGAGGGATGTAATGAAAGAGTGTTGAAGCCTGTTCCTGCTATCGGCTACCATGACTGGGACACCGAGCACACCGAGTGTCTGAAAAAGGCTACCTGCACCGAACAGGGCACTATGCGGATGCACTGCAAGCGTGACGCTTCTCATACCATGACCTACGACTACGGCGGTACAGGTCACATCTGGGATGAAGGCGTCATCACTACCCCGCCTACCTATGATGAGTATGGCGTCAAGACCCTGCATTGCAAGAACTGTGACGCTACTACGACCGAAAAGGTCCTGCCCACCAAGTACACCTTCACCGTTACCGTTGTCCCGCCGACTTGCACCGAGGACGGCTACACGATGCACAAGTGCAATGAGGATGACAGCTTCTCTTACAAGGACAACATTGTACACTCCACCGGTCACCATGCCGAGATGCGTGTCATTGAGCCTACCTGCAAGGAAGAGGGTCGCACCGAAATCTACTGCACCGTCTGCGGTGATGTGAGCAGCATTATCAATACCACACCAAAAACCAACAACCATACTTGGGATAGCGGTGTCGTAACTACTGAACCAACGGCTGAAAAAGAAGGCGTCAAGACCTACACCTGCACGGTTTGTCAGGAAACGAAGACTGAGCCTATCCCGCGCCTGAACGGCAGCGGCAAGTAAGCTGCAAGCTTACAAAAAGCACAAGAAACAAAAAGAGGAGCGTCTGCTTTAGCGGACGCTCCTCTTGCTGTGTCGGAATACCGGATTGGTTTTTGTTTTTAGTCTGGAGAGATAGGTATTTTGTCAAGAATCGACTCGCAGATACGACCTATCTGGTTTGGCTCATAGTTTTCATCGAGCCCTTCGAACATGAGCTCGTCACCGGCTTTGTCCTCGATTTCTCCCCACACAGACGAATCCCGGCTCAAATGATGCAGGTCGCCCTGCACGCCGAGTTCTTCGAGAAAGCGGATTTCCTCTCGCGTTAAGCAATTTGAATTAGCCATCTCTTAATTCCTCGGTTCCTGCGTATACTCCTTAAAATGTTAGGTGCTCCAAGCAAAGCTGTGCTACGGGCAGAATTTTATGCGCAGTATCGTTGCGCAGGTATTTAGGATTAAGGTGTCTGAGTCCGAACCGGACCCGGTCAAGGGCATCTGCATCTTTGAGAATCGTATACAGCAGCCAGATGCGGTCAACGTTCGGCAGAGAAAGAGCCTCTAAATCTCTGCGAGCGACAGCATCATCGAGGCAATGATACTCGATGAGAAATCCAGTACCGGGATTTTCGGGTTTGCGGTCAGCAGCATAAATATCGCGGGATGCTTTGCCATGGCTATCGTCAACATCATCGTTCGTGCGACCGATGTCGTGGTAAATGACAGCATCCATCAGCATCTGCGTTTCCTCTTCGGAAAGCATAATGCCATCCATCTCAACGAGAAGAAGCGCGTTGAACAGCACACGCAGCGTGTGCAGGGCATCGTGCCCAGACCCATTTGCATCGAGTTTGCCATGAACTGCATACAGATGCCGAATCTCTTCGCGGCCGGCCTGGTACAGGGGCATGATTTCGAGAATTTCTTCTTCGACAGATTCTAAGCCATACAGAGTATCGACTTTTACAGATTTCACGGCAGACGGCAAAATGACAACTTCCGCCTCATTTCTTTCGGGGAAGAACTCAATGATATCATCCTTCGATACCTCTGCCGATACGATAGTGCTGTCTTCAGCGCTCGGTAACCTGCAGGCAAAGAAACAAGCTGCTTTGTAGCTGACCGTCCACGAGAAAGACTGCGTATACGGCGTTGATTTGCTGCCCTCTCCACGATAAACGGTAACCGTATCCGGGAATTTCCGAAGCTTTTCAGCAGTTTTCTTCTTCTGCTCCTCAGATTTACCGGACAGGACTTTGCGTATATCGGCTTCGTTTAGATTCTTGAACCCATAATCGGTCAATTTGTAATAATCCATAAAGAGGTCGTACAGTTCCGTTGAGGGCTCTGCGTTCTTGATATACTGCGAGAGCACCGAAACCCTGAAACTGTCTTCGAGAGAAAAGAGATACGACCGAATCCGCTTGACATTCCCCTCAGAAATTGCTTTTGCTATCGAGAGAATCCGATTTTGAAATGCTTCATCCGATTCGTTTGCAACAGATAGGCGCTTGTCGCCGTAAATCTGAAGATTCAAAACAATCGGGATGGTAGGATTTTGAGGCTCGCAATAATAGAGCGAGGACAGGATGTTGTAGGAGGCATAAATGTTCTCAATGGGAAGAAGCGGGTATTTCTCCTGAAATTCCCCGGCAGTCATGCCGACGGTATAGCCCTTCTTCTTGAATTTGGCGAAATCCTTTTTGGTTTTCACTTCCGATAACGGTAGCAGATTATTGAGGTTTGCCCGGTTGGTATTAACGAGAATGTCTCCGATAGTCATGAGTTTGGCGCAGGAAACCCGCGACTTTAGTCGTGGGAGGAATGCGCCCTTAGCTCCTTTCCGTGATATAATTTGTCGCTGCTTCCAGCAACATTAGTTTTTTGTAGCTTGCGCTATTCGAGATAACAGTTCCATCGTATTTTTTGAGGGCAAAATACCCACTTGAGCGTCTGCCGGTAATGAAACATTCCTCGCCGTTGTATCGGACCTTATCCCAAAGACGATAGCCTTCGACAACATAAGGCATTTGGCTTCTTTTGCGAATGCTACGGTAACTGTCTATTCGCTTATAACGGGGCACAACTTAATGTGCAAAGGGTAGTCAACATATCCTTGCGGACACTTCTAAAGTGCAGACTTACCGGAGCAAGCCCGCGACTTTAGTCGTGGGTTATTGACGTGTGTATCTCCGCTCTGGACGAATTTCTTTGCCTTAATTATAGCACATTTCGGGTGCTTTTTCCATACAGGAAAGGCAAAGGGCAAACTGCAAATGAGTTGAGGGATTTGGTGCATCTCATTCCCAAAAAGTTGGAAATACGGACACTTTTTGGAATTGAGTTACAGGAAAAACGGGCAAAAACTGCATCTTCTCCGAAAATTGCGTAGCTGCCGGAACTCAGGGGCGCGGGGAAGGTCAAAGCGTAGCTGCTAGGGCGTAGCCGCGTACAAAATGAGCCTGCTTTTGAGAAAAACCTTGCAAAAAAGTGCGATTTGTGGTATAATACATTATAGAAGGCAGGAGGTATAGACTCGACGGTGTCATCGATGATGACCTTGTAAGCCGGTGCGGAGTAAACACCAAAACCTTCGACCCGTCAATGACGGTTGCGGCACTTGAATGTGCTGCGCTGCAGAGATGCAGCTTCCTTCTTTCTATCAAAGTGAGAACCCCTTGTACCGGTCATTCGGTGCGAGGGGATTTCTTTTTGCTTTTTTTGCTTGCGTGTTTGTGCGAATTGCATAGAATAAGAATTGTACAAGCGGAAATGGGTCTGGCGGGTTCTCGAACCTCTTTCTCTTTCCCGCCGAACAGAAAACCTTCCTTTCTAAGTGCGATTTTTTGCATATGCCATCATGTCTGCCCGCTTGTACATCCTAACCTGCCGGTCACCGCCTTTGGCTGGCAGTTTTTAACCGTGGCTGCGTGTTCGTGGTCACGGTTTTTCTTTTGGGTAATTTTGCAAGCCTCGCCACCTTTAGGGGACGACACTCTTTACATGGCGAGCGGCGGGTTGCGGGGGACTGCACCCCGGATAATAGCGTTCAGAACGAAAACGGCACTGAAATCGGAGAAGCACACTATGGGAATGTGGACTCGCAGCTACTTTGTAAGTACCGCTGGCGATGTGTCCAATGCTACAATTCAACGCTATGTTGAAGAACAAAAAACGAGAGGAGGGTAATCATGGCATTCGGGAGCAAGAACAGCACACCGTCGTTTGTATTAACACTGCCGATGGCTATCGGTCTTAACGAACAAGACTATCTGAATAAAGAATTTAAGAAATGCGGCATTATCTATAATCAACTTGTAAGTGCGACCACAAAAATGTGGCATCAATTGCGTAAGACGCGCAAATATCGTGAGCTGATGGCGGATATCGCCAAAGCTGCTCCCGATAGTGATGAACAGAAGGCGCTTTTTAAACAACGAGAGAAGATGCTTAAAGAGTACCGCTTTTCTGAAGATGCCTTTCACGTGATGGTTGTGCCCTATGCCAAGCACTATGTCCTACATTCTCATGTGGCACAGATGGTCGCCACTGCAGTTTGGGCAGCGTGGTCATCTTTCTTCTTTGACAACGGAAAAGAAGTCCACTATAAGAAATTGGAGCAGGTGTTCTCGATATCCGGAAAGAATAATACTACCGGGATAATGCTTCGCCCAGCAAATCATACAACAAGTGTCATTAACTCCGCCAAGAAGAAGATTAAAGGCTCCATTGAAGAAAAATACTTCGCTGCGTACAGAAAGCCAGATGCCAAAGAAGGCGAAGAAGTAGTTCTCCCTGATGAAGTAAAAACGCAAATGGAAAAAGAAATTGCTGCTGCTACGGCAAAAGTCAAAACTTCCATCGGTAAAGGTGAACTACGTCTTGTTTATGGGGATTATACATTCCCGTTGACATTGCGCAATCCCGATACTCAAACTGGATGGTATCAACAGGAAGCGCTCAAATGCGGCGTTAAATACTGTCGCATTATAGTTCAGCGTGACTTATATTCCGCCTTCCTGCTTGAACATATAGACATCGATTCTTTGCAGTACAATATGGAAACCCTTAATTCAGCTTTTCCTGCATTTTTAGAAATGCACGAAAATACAAAGCATCGCTTGCAGGCGGTTGGAAGTTCTCTTCCTGCAAGCATTGGATTCTAAACAATAACTTTCTGGGGGCTCGACACTCCCTCATTAAAGAGCTGCCTCGCAAGAGGTGAAACTCCATTCGAAGGATGCACTTAAAAGAACTGGGAATGCAGACAAGTATGTTGGTCAACCTTTTAGGCTGGATGCTCATTGTGCGCTACACCCGTAGCGTATGGTGGGAAACCGCATAACTCGCTGTTTCAGACACGGTTTGGCGATGAACCTTGCCGCGCCGCCCGGGAATCCCATGATTTCAATCGTGGGAGGTGTCAAGAAAATTCTGAAAGTCTGGATGATGTGCTGCGAACCGCAAGCAGAACCAATCTGGCTGTTTCTGAATATTGACCCGTATGGTTTCGAGTTGTCGGATAGCGAGGGATGGGAATGCTTAGAGCGCATCGTAAAGGACAAGGAGTTCAAGGTTAAGCCTGTCTTCCTCACTAAGGGTAAGACTGAGCGAGAAATCAATGAACGCCTGCACATCAAGGCGTAACGGCGGATGAATCCGCTAACTGTCTTTTCAAAGCGGCCTCCACGGGGCGGACAGTGGGCAACAGCTTTTGCTGGCGAACAGCTTTCGAATAGAAAATCAATATATCATAAATTACGGAGGAAATACTATGACTAACGAGCAGCTGAGAATCGCATTGGTTGCAAACGCCGTTACCCGTTCGAACCGTATCGGTTTCGACTTTCAGGACCCGGCAGGCAAGACTCTTGACGAGTACACGAAAGAAGCCATGATGCAGTGTGTCCGTGTCGCGCAGAAGATGCGTCAGCCGGGCCTTGATAAGGAGTTGGCTGGACAGGTTTTCCCCATTTACACCATCGGGAACTGGGCGCGGGAGAAGGTCGTCTATGATTTCGACAAGGATTTTCAGGAACTGCTGATGGATACGGACGATATCGTCATCCACCACGAGATTCTCGAACGCCTTGCATTCAAGGATTTCTATCTGCCGCTGTATGACAGCAAGGATTACTGTGGTATGTTCGTACATATCGAGTTCGAGCCCAAGACCAAGGATACCTTCATCGGCATCGTGTTGGTCGGTGGCGTTGCGAATGAGAAGGAGAACTATGCGTTCCTGTCTCTGCCCGCTTGGATTAAGGAGGGGCAGACGCTGACGGAAGCGACTCGAAGCACGAAACAGTATATTGAGAAAGCTGCGAATCAGCGCTCTACCACCGATGTCGCGGTCCCCGATACGATGGAGGAGATTCCTCCCGTCTACAACGAGGGCACGCCGTATGTCCGCCTTGCGATGCTCTGCGCCTACTACCTCGCGAGCAAGGGCTCTGATGTACACCTCTATCCTATCAAGAAAGAGGACCGTCAGCCGTTTATGTTCAAGGGCAAAGCTCAGAGGGTCAATGTGAAGGTCTTTACGGTAGGAGACCATGTGGCAGAGAAGTACAAGAATGAGGGGGACGGAAAAGCACCGCGCTGGCGTCACTACTGGGGCGGAAACGGCCGCGAACGCCATGAGTGCAAGTTCTCGTTCTGAACAAATGACAGGGGACTGCTATGGATATAGTCAATGTCTGTACGGCGGGACTGATGCTGTCGTTGGCTGCGCTGTTTGCGGGAAACGCTGTGTACGATTATAAGTTCGGGAAGAAGACAACGGAGGCTATCCGCCAATTTGAGAGCGGAAAGCCGTCTTCTGTCATCGACAATGTGTTGAATCAGACTCTCCTCGTAATCGCGATTTGTACCGGAATTGCATTTGTTTTCGTGGAACTTGCCTTACACCTTCAAAACATCGAGAATGTGCAGGCGCAGTACATGGTGCAGTTCAGCCTTAATGTCTTTATACTGGTCGGCGTTCAGGCTATGATGTCCATCGCGTTCCTTCTTACTGCGTCCATCGTGGCAATGTTCGGGCTCAAGCGGAGAGGGCTGACGAAGTTCAGCATCATGACATACCTCTGCAAAATCGCAGAAAACCTCGCGGGCGTGTATGTGCTCGTCAAGCTGGCTGTCAGTTACTTGCAAGCAATATAATATCACCTAAAATCGAATAAGTTTATAACATTGGCTGTGCAGGATAAGTCTTGCCACCTACATAAAAGGAGAACATCATGAGCACTGAGTTGGTCGCCATTGAGCGCATCACGATTCGCAAAGGGGACAGCAGCGCGGATGATATCCGCAGCTGCCTCGCACATTACCTGCTTCAGTTCATCAATTCCGCCAGCATCGAATCCTTGTCGATGCATAAGCTGAGCATCAAGGTCGATGGCAAGACGGTATTGTTTGTTCAGGATAAGACCGGCGGCGTGGGTCTGAAAGGTCTTGATACCGACTGGCAGCATACACCGGAAGTGTCCGCAATGCTTGACCAGTTGGTGACGGATGTGGATGTTGAGGTGTTCCTGTCCTATGAGATGATTCACTTTTTCAGCACCGAGAACTTCTATGGGTACAATTTCTGGAGCGAGGTGCTGCAGGAATACGGCTGCGAGGCGGTTCGGTACAAGGGCCTCGAATACTACGATGTGGAGAGCAATGTTGTCATGCTGTCCTTTGACGGCAAGCAACTCTGCGACAACCCCGACTATGTGCCGGAATCGGCGGTCAAGGACATCCATAAATGGTTCTGTTACACCTTCGAGATGTCGCTTGAACCTGATACGCCGTTCACTGCCGCACAGGTAGATAAGATGCTCGCTGCCATCGAGTCCGTGCATGGTGTCTTTGGTCGAGAAGAGGACGATGTTGCGGATGTGGGGGAGGATTACCTGTCAATCTGCACCGGCGTGACGCTGACCGACAAGGAAGTCCCGGCGTTTGCTGCGTTCTTGCAGGCAATGTCGGATGTCGCCAAAGAACTCGATACGACGCTCGACTATACCGCTGAGTTCACCCCGGCAGAGATGGAGACCTTTGCAGCCATGATGATGGATGACGACAAGGGCAAAATCGTGCCGAGATATTATCGCTACTGATATGCAAAGCCTCACCAGTCATTGGTGGGGCTCTTTTTTGTATGGGAGAGAGAATAATGATATCCAAGGAACTTTTTTGCAAGACGATTGCCGACATTCAAGAGCAAGACCGGAAAATCTCGGAATTCGACCATGCGCTGGGCAAAATCTGCGACTCGGCAGTAGTGTTCGATGCTGACAATCTGTATCTTGCTGCATTGCTCTGCATCCTCAAAGAAGAACTGGACGACAAGGCGGACACCATTGAGTGGTGGCTGTATGAGGATGTCCGCAAATGCATCTGGTTCGACCTCGAAGATGGTCGCCGGATGCGCTACGATATGCCGACTGCCGAATCCCTGTACAACTATCTTACGCTGCCGTTTGAGCAGCTTCCTCTCGAGGTAGAATCATGATTTTCATTTTTTCGCTTGTCATTGCAGCGCTGCTTTGCATTGCATCGTTCATTTGCTACAAGGTGTCGGGCAAGATGCTGGATGAGAAAGATGCGGAAAAATACGCAAAGGAAGCAGAACTCGAAGAAAAACTGATAAACCGCATGATGCAGACCAAAAGCAAGCCGCTGTCGGACGATGAATTCAGTTTCGGCGGGGCGTATGAGGCTTTGGTCATGGCGGGAGAACATCAGACACAGATGGAAGATACGGAAAATGAAATTAAAGCACTAACGGATAAAATTCGTCTGCTGAGTATGGTCGAACAAATCTCATACCTTATGCTTTCATTCGGTATTATGTTCGCCTGCACGCTTTTGTTCGTGACCGGTATTATCGCTGTTGGGGTGCTGGCTGCGAACGTGTATGCTAAATGAATGCTCAGAACGGAAAGAAAGGAGACACTATGAGCAAGAAACCGAAAATTGAAGGCATCGTCTTCAGATACGGCGATGGTGACTACTCTTTCTGGATGCCAGACATCTCGAAAGATGAGAACGAGAAATTCGTGCAAACGCTGTTTGCGGCCTTTGAGGATAATGGCTGTTCGGTGCGCGGCACAAAGAAGGACATCCTCGATACCATCCAAGAAAACACCTGAAACAATAGGTGTGAATCTCAAAAAAAATATGTGTTCAACACGAGCGTTCTTCTGTCATTCCCGTACTCAAACGAAAAGCAACGGTGACCAGGCACATTTCTAAGCGCTGCTACATTTTTCTGGGGGTTTGCAAGGCCGTTTGCAACATTTTTCCGAAATTCACTGATATTTTTTGCAGTCATCCATCACGGATGGCTGCTTTTTTGTTTTTACGCGAAAAAGTTGCCGATTTGTGCGAATTGCAGATAATGAAAATCAAGGGCAGTCATAGCGGTATTGTCCGCACAGAAATTATTAGAAAGAGATTTTCCAGACGCCGTCTGGAATTATGGAGGAATCATAGATGTACGGTAAACCGATGAATTTCATAGACTGGCTGATTGATATGCCGGAAGAGTTTTCATTTTGGGTAGAGGACCAGATAGCAGTAATGTCACCGGTAACGATTGCCGTGGCGGTTGTCGTCGCATTGGCTGTTTTGGTCGGTATATGGCTGTTCATCGTTTCTGCTGCCAAGAAGGATGTGCGCAATACCAGCGAGATTTTGGCGGGTGTTGAGGAGGTCAATCAGGGATATGAGTTCTATGATGTGGACGAAGAAATTCGTCTCGAATACCCGCTCGAATCCCTTGAAGAGTTCAAGGGGCTTCCCTCGATAAGCTGTTCATGAGCACTGTTCGGAAAAAGATTCCCCAGTTTGAGGAGGTTTTCGGATGGGCGCAGTCGAATGTAATTCAGTTTGCGGCATATAAGGAAGAACTTAAAAGCATCCCTAACTGGACCGAGAAGGACAATGATTGCGGGAGAAGAATCCCTTTCTGGCTGTATAAGCACTATGAGAAGAAGCTGGTCAATACAGCGGTGTTCGGCACTCCCGTGACCGAGACGACCTTCATTGCGGTGAAGCAGTATACGCCGCATAAAGGCAAGCCGATGGAGGAGTCTAAGACCTATTCGATGGCAGAGGCTAAGGAATTCGTAAGACTCGCTAAGGCGCACGAACGGGAACGCCAGCAGCGGGAAAACGAGCGGAGGCAGGCATCCTCGCAAATCAAGTATGAGGTTTTGCAGCGGGACAGGTTCCGGTGCGTTGTCTGCGGCAGGACCCCGGAACAGGGCGCGAAACTTCATATTCAGGCGGTAAAGCCGCTTCCGAAACATGAAAGACCGTCTGCAGATTGTTTCCGAACCGTGTGCGAGGATTGCCTGAGAAGGAAAGGGTGAGGGGCAGAGATGTTTTGTATATGCGTACTTATCATAGCAGCAGCTGCCGTGTATATGGTCGAAGCGTATATCCATACCTACTACGCGATTGAGTATATGCACGGCGCACCGCTGTTCTTTGTGCTTCTGGCGAAATACGCGGCACCGGTCCTGTTCCTGCTCCTGTTCGGGTACTTTGTATTCCGGTACAGGGAGAAGCGGCGGGAATCGGAAAAGCCTGCGCAAGATAAGCCAGAAAACCGAGAAGAAGTCTATGCGGAGAAAATTAACGCGACCGTAAAAACGAAAGCCGTGTTCTCAGACCATGCCGACCAGATGCTGTATCAGGTCATGCGGTTCGGGCAGAAGATGGCGGTAGCATACAGCATGACACAGGACAGCAAGACTTCTGGAGAGCAGGCGAAGTGCCTAACGCTGTTGGCATCGGCAGAACGAATATTCTATGACCGGCTGGATGACGCTATCCGCTCGGCATCGATGTTCGATGAGACAGAATACAAAGCTTTCCAACAAGGCATTATCTCGTTCGGAGATACCGATACCGCTAAAAAGAAGCAGGAGATATACGCCGGTATCATCAAGACGATAAACAATGTGGTCCATGATAATGAGCGTCTTATCCTGCGATTAGATTCTCTTGCCTATGCACTCAATCAGCGCTCAGCACAGAATCCGTGGGATACCGATGTGGTCCTGGCAATGTCAAGACTCGATGATGTCATCACTAAGACGAATCAAGACCTTGAACAGGACGAGGAAATCAGCCGCGAGGCTTTGAAACGATATGATACTTTGAATCGAGGTAATTGACCATGACAAGAAAAGGTGTGTTCCCGATAGTAGCGACCTTAGCGGTCGTCGGCGTGGTATTGGCGGTGTTCTCCCAGACAGTGATGCGGGACTCGAATATCAGCACCAATACGATGACAACGGAGCAGGCGTATGCGGATTTGAGCGGGAAGATGAAACGCATCGGTGTACAGGAAGTATCCGTCAACCCGCAGCAGCTTGATGTATCGGAGTTTTTGGACGCGAAAGATGAGTTGCCGGATATCGACTCCTCCTACCCGTTTGTGGTAGAGGGAAACGGTGATGTCAACATTGAAATCTTCTCTTCCGGCGAGAAAGCAGCAGAATCCGGCTCTGATTCTTTCCTGACAAGCATGGCAAAGAAGTTCAACGCCCAGCACAATAAGACTTCCGGAGACAAGACCATGAGCGTCTCTCTACGCTCCGTTCCGTCCGGCACAGCGGCTGAATACATCTCGACGGGAAAGTATCAGCCTGAGTGCTATACCCCTTCAAACACGCTCTTTGGCGAACTGGTGAAGAACGAGGGCGTAGAGTTGTCCGTTGAGGCTGACCGTCTGGCCGGCAATGTGGCAGGTATTCTCGTATCAAAGAAGACAGGGGATATGCTTCGCTCTGAATACGGTGAAGCGTCTGTTTCTTCCGTTCTGAACGCAACTATCGATGGCAAACTCATGATGGGATACTCGAACCCTTACACAAGTGCAACGGGTCTCAACTTCCTTCTTGCGGCCCTTGCAAGCAGCGGCAGCGACACGATTGTCGATACGGCTGCTGTCGAGAATTTTCAGAAATTTCAGGCAAATGTGCCGCTCGTATCCTTCACGACACAGCAGATGGTCCAGTCGGCGGACAAGGGTATCGTGGACGGTGTCGTGATGGAGTATCAGTCCTACCAGAATGACCCGACCTTGCAGCGCAACTACGAGTTCATCCCGTTCGGTGTCCGGCACGATAACCCTCTGTATTCCATCGGGAATGTCTCTGCGGAGAAGAAGGAAGTTATTGCTGCCTTCGTTTCCTTCTGCGCTCAGAACCAGGCAGAGGCGACGAAGGACGGGTTCAATGGCCTCGACGACTATGTCTATACCGGCAAAGTATACGACGGCAATACCATCGCACAGGCTCAGAGTGTCTGGAAGGAAGAGAAGGATTCCGGTATTCCTATCGTGGCGGAGTTCGTTGTCGATACTTCCGGGTCAATGCGCGGAGAACCTATCAATGCACTGAAAACGGCCATGATTAACACCATCCAGTATATCAATGACGACAACTATATCGGCATCATTGGCTTTGATTCGGATGTCAGAGAATATCTGCCTATTGACCAGTTCTCTCTGACTCAAAAAACTCTGTACAAGGGTGCTGTAAATTCCCTCGACGCGAACGGCAATACAGCTATGTATAACGGTCTTTGCGTTGCAATGGACCGCATTTACAAGAAGTCTCAGGAACTCGGCGGTAACTGCACGCCCATCATCTTCGTGTTGACGGATGGTGACAACAATACCGGTTATGAGTTCTCTGATACGAAGAACATCATCGCAGGCATGGATATCCCGATTTATACCATCAGCTACAACTATGCAGCAGACAGCCTCTCGGAACTCGCGTCCATCAATGAGGCAGCAGCTATCGTCGGCAACAGTGAGGATATTACCTATAAGCTCCGCAATCTGTTCAATGCAGAGATGTAACTCAAAAGCGCGGTTTTGTCCGCGCAGCTGCTCAAAAAGACAGCCTCCACGCGGCGAGCAGCGGGCAACGGGAAACACTCCCGGCAGATAGTCTTCCAGAAAAGGATGGAAAAGCCATGAAAACGCAACAGGTTCCAAACTCTCCTTATTTCATCCGTTATGACGATAATGGCTATTGCAGCGTATCTAGAGACAAGGACGGAAAGGAACTCATCCCGGAATCTGAGATACAGGAGTTTCTCGGCGCAGTAGCCAACGGGCTACTCTGCATTGAGCAGGAACGAAAGAGTAGATACCAGCGCATCGAAGAAGCCGAAAAAGCAGCATTTGCCAGAGGCGAAGCGAAAGGTAGGGAGGATGAGCTCCTTTCCACGGTTAGAGCACTGAAAGAAGAACAGGTGTCAAGAGCAGAGTATGAGCGCAAGCTGCAATATGAAGTATATGCTCATCATACTCCGCACAGCACGAGAACGGAGTGGGTTCGCCTTTCACGCGGGGGATGGTAATTAACATGATGGGAAGCATTCCAATTCCAAACACCAGATTTTATCTGACAAGCATCGACGGCAAGAAATGGTTCGTAACAGAATACTACAGAACATCACCATTTAACCCAGACAAGGAGACCTATGACTTGTACAAGGCGTTTGCAGAAGCATTCCGCGAAAACGAGAGGGAAGAGCGGAAGTTTCCGGAAGAACTCAAAAACGCCGTCAACAAAGCGTATGGAAACGGTTTTTATGCCGGGCGGCATAGCAATCTGTAGGCACCTACGAGTTTGAGCGAGATATACAGCGTATGGGAGGTAAAAGAGATGCAAAGTAAACCAAAAATCATTGCACAGGCAATCCTGCTGTTTGCGATGGCAGCGCTGTTCGCTGTCGTTCCTATTTTGTCGTTGCAGCAAGAAGAAAGAACAGACCTTACCACCATTACGGCAACAGAAATCGACAACTATATAAAGAAACCGGTTGAAATGGATTCAGGTGACTATAAGATTTTGAGTGGAAGCTCAATGTGGGAACGGCACCAAGCCGCAGGGGAGGAGCCGTCCGGCGACTATGTGACAGCCTTTTATCCACTTGAAGTCTACGCGAAAAATGGCGATGTGTATGTTATCGCAGCAGAATTTGATGCTGATAAAAAGGATATGTACTACATCAATAACGCGCCCATCAAAGGCAACATTCTGCCTATCCCGACAGAACATCTCGAAGACTTTAAGCTCGCGACGGTAGGGCAGAATATCTGTCCGTACTATTTGAGCATAAACAGCAGAACCCAGGCGGGCGAAGCCATTGGCGCAGTAATAAGCGGCATCTTAGCTGCCCTGTCTGCCGTAAGCGGCATTGCCCTGCTTACATCAACAAAGAGAAAGGAAAACGACAATGGTACTGAACGAGAAACAGCGTAAGAAATACCGATGGCTGCTGAGCGAAGATGGTATTGCAAAGCTTACCTTCGCAAAAGGCTTGCTGCCAATTATTGGCGGACAAATTTTCTTGAAGCTGCTGCCGTCTTCATTGGATGACATAACGGGCATCCAAAAACCGGTGTGCTTTATTGAGAGTGCCGTAATACCCCTTGCTTTAGCTATGGGGATATAAGGCACAACGAAATCAAACTTTTGCTTAAAAATGGTAAATAAAAATGGTATTTCAAAAGGGTGTAAAATTTAGAATCTACCCAAACAGGAAGCAGCAAAATCTGATTGACCGTACTCTCGGTTGCAGCAGGCTCATTTACAACAAGGGCCTTGCTATGCGGGAAGACGCCTTCAAAAGCGGGGAGAAGTGTGGCTACAAGCAAACTTCTGCTATGCTGACAGCGCTCAAGCAGGATGTGAACTACGCGTTTCTCAAAGAGGTGGATTCCATTGCTTTGCAGCAAGCGCTGCGAAACCTTGACACCGGATACACAAACTTCTTTGAGCATAGAGCTGCACATCCAAAATTCAAAAGCAAAAAAAGCGCCAAACAATCATACCGCACACTCAATATTGGTAACGGTATACGCATTTCTAATAATCGTATCCGCTTACCGAAAATCGGCTGGGTAAAAGTTCATCAGTCTATGGAGATTGGTGCGATTTACAACGCAACGGTAGTGCGTACAGCCACCGGTAAATATTTCGTGGTTCTTAATGTGGAATATGACCCTCAGCCTATGCCAAACAACGGTTGTGTAGTAGGCATTGATGTCGGACTCAAAGAATTCTATTCCGATAGTAACGGTACTGTGGTTAATAACCCCAAATACTTGGAGAAGAAAGCCAAAAAACTTGCTCGCGAACAGCGGCGTTTGGCTCGCAAACAGAAAGGCTCACATAATCGTGAAAAGCAGCGCATAAGAGTCGCTGCCACCCACGAAAAGATTGCTAATCAACGAAACGATTTCCTTCAAAAACAGTCTACTATGCTGGTGCGTGAAAATCAAACCATCTGCATCGAAGACCTTAATGTAAAGGGAATGCTTCGTAATCATAAACTTGCAAGAGCTATTTCCAGTGTTTCGTGGTCGTCTTTCTTTAGCATGCTGGAGTACAAAGCCTATTGGTACGGTTGCACAGTAATTCGTGTACCTACATTCTATCCGAGCAGCCAAACATGCAGTTGCTGCGGCTATAAGAATGTGGCTGTTAAGAACCTCAGCATCCGTCAATGGGAATGCCCGTCTTGTCACACGGTTCATGACCGTGACAAAAACGCTGCCGTTAACATTTTGCGTAAAGGGCTTGAAAAGTCCGCTTAAACTAATGCATACCGTACCGTGGGACACACGGGAAGTAACGCCTGTCTGACATCGTGTAAGACGCAACAGCTTCGATTGCTGTGCAGTGGTGGTTGATGCAGGAATCCCCCTGCTTTAGCCGTGGGGAGAATGTCAAGATGTGTCAGAAACTGGTTCGGGATAATATCCCGGCTATCATTGAAAAGAACGGGGAAACCTGTGTGACGCGCACGCTGTCCGACAAAGAGTACGAGGACGCTCTGACGAACAAACTGCAGGAAGAGGTCGCCGAACTGCTGGAAGCCTACACAACCAAGGAACGGAGCGTTCTGGACTGCGCTGAGGAGATGGCGGATGTGATGGAGGTCCTGTACGCTATGGGCAAAACTTGCGCTGTTTCCAAACGAGAAATTGAACAGGTACGGAGCCAGAAAGCAGCAGAGAAGGGAACTTTCTCTAAGAAAATCTTTTTGGTTTCGACAGAAAAGTGAAGGGAGCATGCTTGTGACGCAGCAAGACACAATGCGGTTAATCAGAAAACTGATTTTTGCCAAATACAGTCAAGACCCCACGCATTTTTGTCGGTGTGTGGACGAAATTGCACAAACCTTGGACGAGCAAGGCGACAAGGAAGGTGCCCGCGCTATTCGCAACACTTCCCGTGATGGCTATGTGAAATCATACTACGAGGCAAGTAGACAAACGCAGCCTCTCGGTAGCCCCTTTGTCAGCTATAAACCTGCGTTCGTCATCGACAACAAGGATATCGCGTTGTGGCACGCGAGGAACGATAATCCGCAAATGCGGGTCCGACACATTTTAGAGTATATCGAAAACGGGGAAATGGTCGGAAAAGATGTGCTGGAATACGATGCAAGCACAGATAAATGGCATCGTATCGAGGCGGAATCTATCGAGTTGGTATAGGGACACTACATCACCCATGCTCATCTAACCCCTTTCTGCTGGCGGTCAGAAGATGAAATAAAATATACAAACAGAGATTTTTATCAACAGCCCCTTGCACATTTGTGCGAACTGCATACAATCTAAATTATAGACTAAAAAATGTACCCTGATGGCTGTTGTGATAGCTGTCAGGGTCTTTTTGTTGCCTGCCAATCTACTATTCGGAGGGATTACAATGATGCTCAAAGACTTGTCCAGCGAACAGCAGGACCTTGTACGGCTGGCGCTTGACGGGAAAAATGTGTTGTGCGATGCCTGTATCGGAAGCGGTAAGACATCCACCATCAATGTCTTGTGCAACGAGTTTGATTCCTCTAAGGAAATTCTGTACCTGACCTATAACCGGCTTTTGAAACTCGATGCGCAGGAAAAGATTCTGAACGATAATGTCACGGTCCAGAACTATCATGGATTTGCCTCGAAAATCCTGTACCGGCGCGGCATCAAAAATGTCGGACAGGGCGAGCAGATTGGAATGGTCTTGAAGAAGCGCGTTCCTGTCGGGCACTTTGATGTGCTTATCATCGACGAGTATCAGGACATCAACGAGGAAATCTCGAAGATGCTCGAATACATCAAGGAATCGAACCCCGGTCTTCAAATCATCGCAGTCGGGGACATGAAGCAAAAAATCTATGACCAGACTTCGCTGGATATCTGGTCGTTCATCCATAAGTTCTTAGGCAAGCACACGCAGGTCAACTTCACGCAATGTTTCCGCCTGTCCCATGACCTCGCACAGCGGCTCGGAAATATCTGGGGCAAGGATATCAACGGCGTGAACAAGAACTGTAAGGTATCGACCATGTCCCGTGAACAGGTGGTAGACTATCTGGATACCAAGAACCCGAAGGATGTCCTGTGTCTCGGAGCCAGAACGGGGTCTATGGTAAAGGTTCTGAATGAACTGGAAGCAAGACCCGGCAACCTCTATGACAAGAACCATGTATATGCCAGCATCAAGGAACCGGACGGTGAAAAGCATGTAGCACCTGGCGCAGATGTCGGTATCTTTACGACCTTTGACGGCAGTAAAGGCATGGAGCGCCCTATCTGCGTTGTCTTTGATTTCACGGAATCCTACTGGTGTTCCCGTGTATTTCAGCCTATGGCGCGGTATGAGATTCTGAGAAACCTTTTCTGCGTTGCGGCGAGTCGCGGTAAAGATGAGGTCATCTTTGTAGAGCCTCCGAAAAAAGAGGACAGATTTGGGCTGGTCAGCGATAAGACCCTGATGACTCCCGTCAAGATGAATCAGGAGTTCAATACAAAGTTCGATATCTCTGAGATGTTCGATTTCAAGTTCGATGAGGATGTAGAGCACTGCTACCAGCTTATCAATACGACGCCGGTGTTCCATAAAGATGTACATGAAATCGAAATCAAGCATTCGGATGCGATGATTGATTTGGCTCCCTGCATCGGCATCTACCAGCAGGCGAGCTTCTTCGACTACTACGATATCGACAGTGCGATTGCCTTCTACATGTACCTGCATAACGACAAGAAGGTAGCGCTGCCTTCCAGCTGGAAATCCGTGGAGGAGAAGGTCCTGTTCCTGACGATGCTGATGACGAGTCAGGACCGGTATGTGAAACAGGTCGAACTCCCCTTTATTACGAGAGCGCAGGAAACCGACCTGAACAAGCGCTTGTCTATGGTGTTCACTCCCGACGAGTCCGTACAGGAACGCTGTGAGTTGACTGCCATAGTAGATACCAAGGCGAAGAAGAAACTTGTTATCAGCGGCATGGCGGATGTCGTGAAGGACAACAAGGTCTATCTGCTGAAATTCGTATCTTCGCTCGCGCACAAGCATTTCCTGCAATGTGCCTGCTATATGCTGGCTACCGGGTTAAAGCAGGGTGTTGTCTGGAATATCCGCGATAACATGATGTATGAAATCGAGATTCCGGACCCTGACAAGTTCCTGGACGCGGTAATCACCTGTATCACGAAGCAGGTCTTTGCCAAGGCAGAAAGCTATACGATTTCCAAGGACTATACGCAGGACCTCGATACCATCATCGAGCAAATCATGACCGATGATTCTCTGCCGGAATTCGATGTCGGCGGCAATGTCAAGGAAGAAAAGAAGACGGCTGATGAAGGTATCTCTATCATCCGCCGTGGTGAGCAGTACATCATTGTGGATGCTTCGAACCGTCAAATCGTCGATAACAGCGCTATGAACGGCTACGATTCGATTCTCGCTGCCTGTGAGGATTATGTCCGGAAAAACAAGCAGCTGGCAGAGGAATCCATGTCCAAGAAGGAACTGCTCAGCGTTATTGAGGATTGGCTCGACAATCACAGGGATTTCGAAGCAGCTATGTCCAAGACCGAGGTGGATATCAAGCACCATATCGGAGAATATGCGAACTACGCTTCTCTTTCCACCTATGTTGTTCGTAAGATGCTCAAAGACCGTGGTCTCATCATCAATTTCAGCGAACGCCAGCTGCTGAAGGTCTGGAAGGAGCGGAAGAAGAAGGATACGAATACCGTGGAGAATACGCGGTACGAGACCCTTGCCTCTACGCTCGAATCCCTCGTTAAGGCAGGGGTCGATGTTCAGCTTGAAATGCCGGAAGAGGAGAAGGTTGCAAAGCCTGAACCGGACCCGGAAGAAGAAAAGCCTCAATTCGATAAGCGCATTCCCTATACCGTTATTCGTTCGTCCCGGCTCTCTAAGCCCAACGATGTGCGGTATATTGTCGTCAATCTGAACGACAAGGACCAGGTGCTGGACGATGCAAGCGGATACGGATACAAGTCGATTTCTGCTGCACAGAAGGGCTACGGATATAAATGCCGGAATCTCACCAAGTACGGGGAAGTTAAGCACTCGTCAAAGCCCAAAACCAATATCCCGGTCTCGCAGAGCCGTCAGCTCTCGTTCGGGGATTTTTGAGAAGGAGGGACTATATGACCTACAGCGAAGCATTTCCTTTATTGGTAGCGGAGGTGTACCGGAACCATGGCTACGAACCGGGTAAATGGTACGGGTCAGAGGTTGCAGAAACGCTGTACAACGAAGCGATGGCGACCTACAACGGTCCTCCCGCCACGATGCGGGACTATATAGAAGCTATTCCGTCTGCGGAAGAATTTGCGTATTTGGACTATGCGATTGAACGGCTGCACCGCGATAACATCAACCTGAATGCACTTTCCGATAAAGAACGCTGGGCTTTGATGGATAAAATCGTTGCAGAGTATCCGCAGTACAAGAACACTCGCACATCCCATGCCAAGCAGGTACAGCAGACTTCAATGCAGGCGGCGCTCGATGCCGAGCGTGATGTTCTCTTGCAGGCTGCTCGGCACAATGCAAGCCGGTACAGTGAGGCAGAGGATGCTACAAAGGATTTTGTAATCGAGTAAAGGGGGCAGTAAAAGAATGGTCAAAATTTACGGCTACAGTGACGATACCGTTTGTCTGGATAATTCCAAATACTTCGAGGATGAAATCGGGTGCTTTGATGTCGCCGGTGTCAGGCTCTATTTGGATGACGGAACAGTGCTTTTTGTCTGCTTCTCCTCCGGCGTCTGGCGTATTTTCATCGAGCAGGAAGGTTCCGCGCCGCACCGGCACAAGGTCTGTCAGAAAACGAGTGAGGACGACTACAGCGATGAGTTTTACACCGAAGCTGATGTTGTTCGGCATGAAATTGCATCGGCGAGAAACTGAAGGAAGGTGAGACCCATAAATTTCTCAAAAATTCGTATGATGTTCTTCGATTTCGACGATACCCTGCTCGTCCATTATCGTGAACAGAAACTCGACGCGACTGCTGATGCACACAGGGCACGGCTGCTGCGGTATGAGGCTGAGAACCGGAGCGGGTATAGGGTATTCGACGAAATTGGGGAAGCCAATACGCTTGTCCAGCATTTCCTCGAAAGCTGCGACGGTGTCCCGAAATACTGCATCACCCGTGTGCAGGACAGTATGACCCTGCCGTATAAAAAGCAGTGGCTTGAAATGCACTATCCGGGACAGTTCCTCGATGTCATCGGGACTGCCACCCCAGAACGGAAGACCTCCGTCATGAAACTTCTGACCCAAGCTGCCGGTCTGAATGCTGCACAGGCTCTGTATGTAGACGACTACTACGAAGCCCTCAATGAGGCGGCAAAGGAAGGCTTCACGGTGATGACCGTGCAGGAACTCATGCTGCGGCAATATACTGCGGAGCAATAATAAAACACTAAACCATGAACTGACTAAGGAGAACTACCATGAAAAAGATTCTGAAATTTCTTGCCGCTGCGGCATTTGCCGTCGTTGTGTACCAGCTTGTTTCGCTGCACCGCAAACGCCGTAAGATGGTCGAGATTGGTCAGCAGATTTTCCGGTGATGTCAGATGGCGAAAACTCAGCTGACCCGCGATATCGAGGCTGCGCTCCATGCGTGGCATCCAACCAGCTACGGCGGGTATCGAGCAGATTCGTTTCGGAAAGGGTTCGATGCCTTAGAAGTGCCGGTCGAATGCGGGTCTGTCAAATCCGGATTGGTCGATTTTGTCCGGGTACAGGAATGCTTTACCGCTGAAACCAAATACGGAACCTGTAAACTAGCCTCGCTTATCGAAACGAATACGGGTGCTTCGCTTGCCGCGATTCAGCAAAAAGCAAAAGAGGTAACCTGCGTCAAGGATATTTCGTCGATAGATTTTTGCAGGGAGCACTGTTCCGAGCGATGGTGCCACTTCCACAAGACGAATCATCTGTATACGCTCAATGCCGTCATCACTTGTGTGGAAATCAAGATTTCTGTGAGCGATTTTCACTCGGCACACGGGCACAATTTCGTCGGGCACTGCAACTACTATGCGATGCCCACAGAGTTATATAAGAAGGTCAAAGGAGAGATACCAGAAGAGATTGGTGTCCTGCTCTATTATGACGGCATGAGTACCTGCGGAATCCGAAAGGCGAAGGAGTGTAAGCCACAAATTCTTTCCGAAAGCACACAAAAATGGCTGATTCTGTCCGTTGCTAAAAGGCTGCCCCGGTTCGACAAGAACTGAGGGCAGCTTTTTTATATATTTTTTTGTTTAAGAAATTACGGCAAGAATTCCCCCGCATTCATGTGGGGGATGAATTGCCACAAATCTTGGGTTGCACAAACGTGCGAACCGCATAAAATACAAAATATAAGGTGGTGACAAGCAATGGCTGTTGTAAAGCTGAATCGCGCAATAAAATATAGAGCATATCCTACCGAGGGACAGGCCGTATTGCTTGCCAAAACCTTCGGTTGTGTTCGCTTTGTGTGGAACCATATGCTCACTGACGCACAAACTTTTTTGGATGAAGCCTGTGTGTTCTTTATTCCTACGCCAACTAAATATAAAAAAGAGTATCCTTTTCTCAAAGAAGTAGATAGTCTTGCGCTTGCAAACACACAGCTTGATTTGAAAGATGCGAACAAACGGCATCTTGAGAACCCAAAAACTGTTGGTGTCCCAAAGTTGAAAAGCAAACGCAGGAGCGGAATGTCGTACACAACAAACAATCAAAAAAAGCAAAGCAAAGACGGCAAAATCAAGAATACTGTTTATGTTGTCGGCAATCTTGTTCATCTGCCAAAGGTTGGCAATATAAAAGTCAAAGTACATCGCCAACCGGGTGCCGACTGGGTACTAAAAGGCGCTACCGTCAGCTGTACCCGCAGCGGCAAGTATTTCATTTCACTGCTGTATGAATTCGAGAAGGATATCCAGCCTGTTGTTCCCACTAAAGAGAAGTCCCTCGGTTTGGATTATTCCTCCCATGACTTTTATGTTGACAGCAACGGCAAAGCAGCCAACTATCCGCAATTCTATCGTCAGAGTGAAGAGAAACTTGCAAAAGAGCAGCGTAAGCTGTCCCGTATGCAGTTTGGCTCTCACAACTATGACGAACAACTACATAAAGTTCAGCTTCTGCACGAACATATAGCCAACCAGCGCAAGAACTTCTGCCATACGGTAAGTGCTGCGATAGCCAAGCAGTATGACGCTGTATTTGTGGAAGACATCAACCTGCTCGGTTTGGCTGGTTCTCTGAAGCTTGGCAAATCCACAAACGATAACGGCTTCGGTATGTTCCGCACGATGCTTGAGTATAAGCTCACATCGCAAGGAAAGACCTTTGCCAAAATCGATAAGTGGTATCCGTCCAGCAAGACTTGCAGCGTATGCGGCTTCGTGAAAGACGACCTTACGCTTGCTGACCGCGTCTGGACGTGCAGCAGCTGCGGCACAACACATAACCGTGACCACAACGCTGCCATAAACATTCGCAATGTAGGGTTATTGGGACTGTATCCCGCATAATCCAATTCTCACCACAGCTATGCCGCCTGCAACAGCGGTGAACGCCCATTGTACTCGGTCGCACGGACAGCAACCGTGCCTAACAATCCGTCGAGTGGGAAAAAAATTGGAGCCCTGTGGGACTACAAGCCCCCTCATTCAGGTGGGGGTAGTTGACGAAAGGACAAACTCAAATGCGGCGAACCAAAGCACTGATACTCGTTGCAACATTGGCTGTGCTGACCAGTGTTGCAGGCTGTTCATGGCAAGCGGAACCTCTGCCTGCCGAATCAGCACAATCCGAATCCTCTCTCAATACCTCTGAATCTGCGACGCAAGAAACAGCAGAAGAAGAACAGCAAATCTCGGACCTATCCGGCATACCGGAACCAGGCCCGGAACCCGCTGCGCCTTTTGAACCGTCTCCTACACCGCAACCCGAACCCTCCCCGGGTCCGACTCCTGAACCGACGCCTGAACCTGTTAGTGCAGCGACCTCTGTCTGGGGCGATGTTGTACCTGCTGCCTGGGGTCAAGCCTACGGCACGATTACCTTTGACGCGATTGGCCTGAACGCTTCTCTTATCTGGGGCGATGACCAGAGTCTTTTGAATCAACGCGGCGGGGTATATCAGTATCCGGGTTCTTACCAAGTCGGTGTGACCGGAGGGCATCTGCTTTGCTCTCATAACGACAGCGTGTTTTCTCTGCTGCAATATGTCAGCATAGGAGATGACTTTGTGGTAGACACCGATTACGGGGAATATGTGTATTCCGTCACCCTAGCAATGCCCGGTTATGTGTCCTCGGACGCGAGCACCGTGATTGCGGATGACGGCACTGTCCTCGTTAATTTCACAGACGGAATCGATAAACTTATCATGTATACCTGCTATCCGTTTGGGTATTACAGCCCAACGAATCAGAGATATGTGGTTCAGGCTGTTTTGCAAGCATGATTGGAGATGTAGTTTTAGGATGCAAAAAAGAAAAATCCGAAAATTCCTGCATTACACAGGAACTGTCTTTATTCCGCTCATCATTGCTATGATGGGCGTTTTGTTTTGGGTGAAAGTAATGAACGACATCGAATGGCTCCTTCTTTCCCCGAAACATGTCGCGTTCGGCTGCGTTGCGAGCCTTGGCTTGGTTCTCTGCTGTATTTATGCGGACAGGATGCTGTGTCATGAGGTTTCGGATACGGTTTGAGTGTTGCATGTTCTTGCGATACCGGTAGAATAGAATTGTACGATAGATACCAGATATCTTACAATTCACAATTTCGTTTTTAGCGGACTTATCCCTTTCGGGGGATGGGCCCGCTTTTTTTATTTGAAAGGAGACAAAACCCATGCAAACCAAACACGAATTTCTTCGGAGAACTGCAGCGGTAATTGCCGCGTTCTTCACACTGACATTCACAGGCTGCGGTCAGACACCGGAATCTCCGGGAAGCCTTCCTGTATCCGGGGTCGTCTCAGAAACTACCGCACAAAGCGGTCAGGAGACGGCTGGCGTATCGGAAGGCGGCAGCTTTACCATCCACTTTATCGATGTCGGGCAGGCAGATTCCGCCCTCGTCACCTGCGATGGGCACTCGATGCTCATTGACGGCGGCAATGCCGATGACTCGAACCTTGTATACTCAGTATTACAGCGCGAGACAGAGGGACACTTAGACTATGTCGTAGGAACACACGCCCACGAAGACCACATCGGAGGTCTTTCGGGTGCTTTCGAGGCTGACACAGCCGATGTCACATTCTGTCCTGTGACAGAATATGACAGCAAGGCATTCCGGAACTTTAAGGCTCGTGCGGACGAGAGAGGCGGTGGCATTACCGTCCCGGCAGTTGGGGATACATTCACCCTAGGGGAAGCCACCGTCACCGTTGTGGCCGTCAATTCCGTGCCTGAGGACACGAACAATACTTCCATTGTAATTCGCATTGTCTACGGAGATACATCTTTCCTGTTCACCGGTGATGCCGAACAGGAAACAGAAGAGAAGATACTCGAATCCGAACAAGACATCGAATCCACCGTCTTAAAGGTCGGGCATCACGGGTCCAGTACCTCCACCTCTCAGGCATTTCTGGATGCCGTGAGCCCTACTTATGCGGTCATATCCTGCGGCAAGGACAACAGCTACGGACACCCGCACAGCGAAACCCTCGCAAAGCTGGCCAGCGCGGGAGTTGAGGTGTTCAGAACGGACGAACTCGGTGATATTTACTGCACCTCTGACGGTACGGAAGTCACCTTCTCGTATGGGGAATACCACAAGGATGTTGATGCCTCTGGCACCGAGGTGGAAGAACCACAGCAGCCTGACACAATTTCCGAGACATACATCCTGAACACGAACTCTCGCAAGTTCCACCGCCCTGATTGCTCCTCTGCATCTCAGATAAGCGATGCAAATAGAGAGAAGTACACCGGCACAAGAGAGGAACTTATCAAACAGGGATATACGCCTTGTGGATACTGCAAGCCATAAATATCCAATCAGCATCCAATCCATATAAGCCTATTTGAGTAGTACACGAAATGTCCCGCTCTGGACGAACTGGGTTCAGGAACGCGCCTTGGCTGATTCGGAAACGGAAAACCCCAATAAGGTACTAAAACGATAGCAAGTAAATCAGTCGCCGCCTATGCAAGTAGGTGGTGATTTTTTCTTGCCAAAATGTGCGAACTGAATAGAATGGGTATTGTACGATAGATAACATTCCATATCGAAAGGGTTTTATGCCTTTCGTACATTCACAATTTCGCTTAAAGGGCGGACTTCTCGATTTTGAGAGGTACGCTCTTTTTGCGTCCAACACAAAAAGGAGCGTAATGACATGTTTGAAATTTGCAATGACAAGACCTATTTTCTGGCCGAAACGACCGCCAAGAACAAAACAATCGAAATCACCCTCGTGAAAGACAGCCACGGTAATCTTCTGAATGAGCACGAGATTAAGCTTGACCTCTGCCGTGCAGTTCTCGAATTGCAGCGCGGCGGCTATATCGTCACGAAGGTCCGTGCCCTTGACTACGACATCGAGAATGTCGTGGATGTGTTCCATCTGCCGGAGTTTGAGGAGGCTCGCGAGAACCCGATGCCCGATATTGTATCCGGCGTTATCTCCTCGAACTTTGATTCCGGTGCATCGTTCTATCTGCCGTGCAAGGTGAACAAGAAAACGCGCGAGGTGTTTGCTGTGGAAGTTCCTGCACAGCCCTGCGACGATGACTCGTTCAGCAACGCAACCGTGAATGTCGATGGCGTTGACCGCCGTCTGCTCAATCTCAACACCATCGTGAGCGAGTATGACAGCGATGACTACGACGGCGTTCTCGATACCCTGTATCATGTTCAGGCAAAGAACGACTACTGGGAGAACGACGGCGAATCTCTGACGGAGCTCATCCACAAATACCGTTGGTATATCCTGAAAGATGCCCTGATGCAGCGTGGCCGCGATGCCGTCACGGATTTCATCGGCACCGACATCAGCAGCAGCGAGTTCAGCCGTGTCCTCGATGAGACGGAAATGGTGATGCCGGACGAAACCTTCGAGAAATTCTGGGAAAAGTACATCTGACCAGTACCAATGCGGTGGGGCAAGACACTCCACCGCATTTTTTGGCTAAAGTACGCAAACAGAAACAACCATCTAAATCATATCTGAAGGAGAACCATATGAGCATTTCACCGAAAAACGAAGCATCTCATAACAACACCGCCAAACGCCGCGACTATATCTCGTGGGACGAGTATTTCATGGGCATTGCGATGCTGTCAGCGATGCGCAGCAAGGACCCGAACAGTCAGGTAGGCGCATGCATCGTGCGAGACAACAAAATCCTGTCTCTTGGATACAACGGTATGCCGATTGGCTGCGACGACGATATCATGCCTTGGGGCAGGGAAGGAAATGAACTCGAAACCAAGTATATGTATGTCTGTCACTCGGAGTTGAACGCTATCCTCAACGCTGGGAAAGACCTGCACGGGTCCACGATGTATGTCACGCTCTTTCCGTGCAATGAGTGTGCGAAAGCAATCATTCAGAGCGGGATAAAGCGTATCGTGTACCTTGACGACAAGTACCGGAATGCGAACAACAATGTTGCTGCACGGCACATGTTCAGAATTTCCGGGGTTGAGACCGAGAAATACAAACCGACCGCCCGCAACATTTCGCTGAACCTGTAATCATCACAATCGGTCTAAAGACCGCAAGAAAGACAAGGAGTAACAACATGAAAATCAATCACAGCTCGCTTGGCGTATGCAGTATCTACGAGGTCGTATCGACACGGCCTTTCGGCTACGAAATCTGGAACATCGGCAAAAACAATGTCCCCGAAGGATATCTGCCGTTCTGCCGCTTGAGCGCCAGACAGCCATTTCCGGGAGGTCGAACCATTGAAACGGATACTTTGCGGGCCCTCAAGTGCGACGGCTGGGACATCATCCTGGATGCCATCGGCTTCGGTCCTGGAAATTCCGCCGAGATGAAGAAGTTCATCAAGAAGCACGAACGCAACCCCCGCAAGAGTTGGGAGTGCGAAAGAATGCGTGCCGCTATCCCGTATCTTGAGAAAATAGGAATGTGATACCATTGAGCCGTCTCCGCATTGGAGGCGGCTTTTTTGTTTATCGTCAGATTCCTGTGTCCGGTAATTTCTCTTTCAATGTTGCATAATCGTGCGAACCGAATACAATAGAAAATGACGAGACAACGCAAAGAGGTGAGAACATTTTGGAACAGCTAGAAATAATCATTCCGGGCGGTCAGAAACTCTCCGTCCGCGATTTTGTTGAATGGGAGTATAACGGCGGTAAGGCAGATTTTCAGCCGGATGAACATTATCCTTTATGGGGGACTGTTCCTATTGAGGATAAGTTGCGATATATTGCAATCAGTGTGTTTGGTGATTTGGCGAGTTACGGAAAATACGACAACCGAATCGGCGTTACGGACGGTGAGTCGGAGCACTACTTCTACTTCACGGTTCAGGGCAAGGATGAAGATATTCTTCTCGCCTTGAATGTCATGCTGAATGTGATATATACGAGCGCAGAGGGGAAATGCCGCAAGGAAACCGGCACATCTTTCGCGGAACTGCCCCTGATGCAGAGATTCGATGCCATCACCCGATACATCGAAGACGAGTTTGAGACCTGCCTTATGATGCTTTCCGATATCCCGTACATGCAGTGGACCTGAATTCGTAAAAAGTTGTTGCACATTCGTGCGAATTGGGTAAAATGAAAAATGTAAGGTGAATCAGTGGGTGAGTTTTTTGCCCGCATCACGAGAAAAAAGTGAATACTGAATACAAGAAGCAAGTTCTTTCGGGAGCTTGCTTCTTTTATTTTGGGAGGTTTCTATGACGCATAAGAAGTTGCTGGAACGCAATCGAAAAATTACCGATGCACTGCAAAATGGCGCAAAGGTCACGGACCTCGCGCAGGAGCACGGACTCAGCCCACAAACCGTCTACCATATCGCACAGGCTGAGATGGAGAAGCGGCGGAAAGTGACTTTTACGGAGTGGAAGGACAACCGCAACGACGAGATTCGCAACCAGTATCAGGAAGGCGTTTCAGCCGAAGAACTGGCAACAGCTTTTAACCTTAACCGCGCCACGATTTTTCGTATTCTGAAAGAAGGCGGGGACTCCTACCACCGGCACCTCGACACGAAAATCGAGACCTCTACTTTGCGCTGCATTAAAGATTTCAAGCAGGGGTTTGTGGACTACGCGAAGAAGAACCCCAACACGCCGGTCGAGAACCTTGCTCGGGAATACTGTATCAGTCCCTCTTCCGGATTCAAGTATCTTCATGAGGCCGGTATCTATCGCGGCAAGGGACGCAAAAAGAAGGCAGCAAAGCCTAAGGGGTGAACCAGTAATGGGGAAAAGGAAAGCAACCCGCAGCGAAATCATCGAGCGAAACAGGAAGATTGTCAAAGACTATGAGGACGGGCTATCGTTTGAGCAGCTGTCCGAGAAATACGGGCTTTGCGTCAGGACCTGCTATCGCGCTCTCGATGAAGAACAACAGGCGCAGCGCATTGCGGAAGAACAGGACCATGCCAATCTGGTCGATAAAATCGTGGCGGAGTATCAGAAGAATACAGCTGTCCGTGACATTGCCGAAAAGTACGGTGTTTCCATAGGGTATTGCAGTGCCATTGCTGTTCAGGCCGGAATCAGCAACAAAGAACTTAGTCACCGTCGCATCACCCGCCGTCAGCAAAAACGCAACGATGAAATCTTCGAGAAATACCAAAACGGCATCGACGCCAAAGACCTCGCTAAGGCATACCATTATTCCTTGCCGGGTATTTACAGTATCATCCGGCGCGTTAGAAAACAGAAATGTAAAAGAGACTAAGTCCCCTGCATGATGTTGCAGGGGTCTTTTTTTTATGAGGGAGGTAAATCTAGTGAACGATAACGAACGGACATTGCTTCGGTATGTGGTGGAAGGGGATATTCGGAAATCTCAGCAGCAGGCGAAAATCGTGTTGGAGGGGCTTACTACTGTCAAGGACAAAGCGTTCAAGGAAACCTGTCTGCGAACACTTGCAAGTAAAAGTCCTACGCTAATCGAACTGCCATATAACCTGCAGGGGCTTTTGGTAGCGGAAGATTTGAGTGCTTTCCGAGAAGACCGGTTCCTCATCCGAGACAGCGAGAAGGCGGTCATTGATAAAATGTGCAAGACGCGCCGTGCTGCGCTGCGGTTACAGGAGATGGGGATTCACTATACGAGTTCTCTTTTACTCATGGGCGAGCCGGGAACCGGAAAGACTGAGTTGGCGCGGTATATCGCTTACACGACGAACCTTCCTTTCGTGTACACGAATTTCTCCGGTCTGGTGAATTCCGCTCTGGGCAAAACACAGAAGAATATCGGTATGGTATTCGACTATGCAAGAAAGAGTCCGTGCGTGCTCTGCCTCGATGAGATTGACGCTATCGGGACACGGCGCGGCGGCAAGGACGATGTTGCGGAGATGAACCGTGTGACGATTGCCCTGATGCAGGAACTTGACAGACTCGGCAACGACATCATCCTTATCGGGACCACGAACCGTCCCGATACGCTGGACGATGCTCTGCTCCGGCGCTTCACCTTTGGGCATACGGTAAGACCTCTGTGCCGGGACGATGCGCGTACCCTCGCAAGGATGTTCTTTGCATCAGTAGGGTATTCGGCATCCGATGCGGAAATTGAATCGCTGCTCAATGACACTTCACAGTATTATACCGCAAGCAAAATCACGAATCTTTGCATCGACCATATCATCGACTGGGTAGCAAATCAGGAGGATACACCATGCATCGGAAAAGTTTAACCGGAGAAGCAAAGCTGAACCGCGATATGGCAATGCTGAACGATTATATCGCCGGAATGCACATCGCGGAATTGGCTGAAAAATACGGTATCGGCTGCACGAATGTTAAGAAATCCCTTGAAGTGTTAGAGGGTTTTGATGCTGTGCGCCGCAATGACCGCAAAAGCCCGAATCGGAAACCCAACAATCAGAAACGATTGTCGAAAGCCGACATGGAGCAGCGGAATATTGAGATTGCGCAAGACTACAAAAACGGGGCCTGGACCTTTGAAATCGCTGAGAAATACAATCTCTCTGGACAACAGGTCTATCATATCCTGCGCAGAAGCCCTGATTATACCCCGCACAAAGAGAATATCGGGTCAGCTGTACAGTTCAAGAAACGCAAACGCAATGCTGAAATCGTTGCGGATGTCAGGGCAAATCCGTACATGACTGTCGGAGAAATCATGGACAAGTATGGGTTATCGGAATCCACCACCTATCAGGTATTTCGAGAAGCTGGGCATCCGATTTCTGGTGGTCTTGTCCGTTTCGGCCCTGAACCGCCTATGAACATCCCGGAATTCAAGCACAGCCCGGAAGTATTGGGGCTGCGGCGTGAAGCCTTGGAAGACACCAAGACTCCGGAGGAAATCGAAGCGCGGAACAACGATATCCTGAAAGACTACAAAGCGGGTATCAAGGTAGAGAATATCGCAGTACGGTACAATGTCACGCCGCGATTCATTGCGGGGCTTATCCAGAAATACCGGGCACATCATCCCCTCTACCGCAAGAACCTGCGCGGCAACGCTAAAATGAAGAAGAAGCTGCCGGAAGGAGTCTGCGAGGGGATTGCGGTAGAATACCAGAACGGGAAAAGCGTATCCGACATTGCTAAAGACCATAAGATTGCCGTGGGTCAGACCTATAAGATTCTGCATGACTACGGAAAGCTTTCTGAATCGCTGACAGAAGCCGAAACTCGTAAAGCCACGCAAAGTCGTTCTCCTATCACGGATAATGTAAAAGCCCGAAACCGAGAATTTGCGGAATTTGCACGGATGAATACCGGCAAAAATCTGCGTGACCTTGCGGATATATATGGTATCTCCTACAGCACAGCTGTAAATATCGCAAAGTCCGAAAACATCCATAAACGGGCAGGGGTGGTTGTACCGTGAGAGATTTCGAGTGGCGGTATCGCAGGCATCGTGGCACGGTAGCAGAGGAATGTCCCCGCGTTGCTGCTATGTGGCATCCGACAGCCAATTCTGTATCGCCGCAGGAAGTCACCTGCGGCAGCAATCGTAAAATCGCTCTTATCTGCCCGAAATGCGGATACGGAAAGAACGGAGAATGGCGTCCCTCTATCGCCGGTGCCTGTCGAACAGGCGGCGGATGCCCGGCGTGTTCCGGAAAAGTCCTTGTCGAAGGTGTCAATGATGTAGCTACCGTACATCCAGAAATCGCTGCACAGTGGCATCCGACACTTAATGAGTTCCCGCCCACGCGAGTGACTTCCGGAAGCGCAAAGCATGTATACCTTGTCTGCAAGGATTGCGGGTACGGCGCAAACGGAGAATGGCATCCGATGATTGCTTTTGCCTGCGGGTCCGGGGGAGTACATACCGGATGTCCCGAATGCGCCAGAAACTCACTGAGAAAGGCCATGAGAGCCCACTACGCCAAAACAGCAAGGAAACCTGTAGTATCAGTTGCATGCCCTCAAATCGCCGCTTTGTGGCATCCTGAAAACGAATTCGGCCCCGACATGTATACGACCGGCAGCTGCAAAAATATCCCGCTCGTATGCACCGCATGCGGGTACGGCAAAGACAAAGACTGGACGCCTTCGATTGCTGACGTTTGCCGGAAAGGCGCAAAGTGCCCGTTTTGCGGTAACATCGTGAGGTAATACCCTTGTACAGACAGAAAAACAAGACTCCCTATAACATGGCGGGTCAGATGAAGGTAGGTCTGATTGGTGAATCTGTCACCATGCACTATCTTGACTACTATTGTGAAAAGCACAAGGACAGGATTGCAGGATTTTCGGATGTACGGGATGACAAGAAATATCAGGAAGACGACATCGACTTCATTGTATACAGAAAAGACGGTTCTTCATTCACGGTTGAAGCAAAGGCTGACACCTACAAAACCGGGAATGTCTTCCTCGAAACAGCGGTGAATAGTTTCGCTATCGGAGAAGATGACAAGCTGCTGCGATTTGGAAAATACCAAAAAGCGATAGCCAAGCACTCGAAGGGATGGCTGTATAAGGAAGCTGACTATATCTTTTATTATTTCACCGAGACCAGGCAAATATATGTCTTTGAGCGCATGGCGGCAATGCACTATCTCAATTTCGCTCTGTGCTCGGATACGGTGTTCGTCCACGATGAACGAAGACCTTTCGGGAGGGCTGCGGAAAACAAAGAGCAGCGAAGTAACTACATGCAATACTACGGTACAGGCTTTTGCGTGAACGCGGAACAGATGCGCCGTTCTGATGTCATCGACCACCGGATGCATCGCGTCGGCAACAAGAGTCTGCGATTTCCGGAGCGCATCGAGCCCGGGAAAGTGTTTGAACATTTTGTAAATCATACTTGTATTTGATACACTTTCGCGCCAAAATATGGTATAATGCAAGTACAGATACAGAAAGCACTATATGTTGTACTTATGTACAACATTTTCCGTTCTGGACACTGTATGTGGCACTTTTGCGTTGACAAAATATGCGAATTGCAGATAATTGGTAGTAGGGTAATTTACCTTTTTTTCGGGAGAGTTACTTCTCCCGAATATGCTTCTGTAGCTCAGATGGCAGAGCAGCTGTTTTGTAAGCAGCAGGTTGCAGGTTCGAATCCTGTCGGAAGCTGATGCCGGGAAGATGACCTCCACGCGGTCGGCATCGGGCAACAGGCTTAACCTCCCTTAGCTTGGCAAACATCTTCGCAGATAACATAAAACTCTTAGAAGATACCAGATATGCTCCGAAACAACATCATAGTTTTACACACACTTACATACACATCTGCTTGCAGCTGGTTGTAGAGCGGCGGCAAGCATCGTATCTGGTATCCCATAAGAGTTGCCGCTCATAAAGACAGCCTCCTCGCGGCGAGCGGCGGTAACACGGGTATTGAGCTCCCCGTGGCAAATGTCTTTTCTCTTGGGTCGTTAGCTCAGTCGGCAGAGCATCGGACTGTTAATCCGAGCGTCGCTGGTTCGAACCCAGTACGACCCGCCACGCGGAGTATAGCAAAGGTAGCTTACCAGCCCCATACGCTGGCGGTTGCAGGTTCAAGTCCTGTCTCCGCACCCATCGTCCATGCCATGACGTTAAACCGGCTATTCATGTCAATCGGTCGGACGTAAAATGACCGAAATATTCTGGTATCGAATACGAAGGTTGCAATGCACCATGGTTAATTCGCCCGCAGCGCACGGGAAAAGGTGGTTCAACTCCACCTGCCAGAGCCATGACCTGTTGGAAGCGATTCTAGCAGGTCAAATAAAACAGGGGGGGCACTCCGATGCAGTAATTACCGCGTCCGAATGTCAAAATCAAGGAAAGGGTCACACCGATGTACTGATTTGCCTGATGGCGGGCAGCTCCCGCCTTAAAACACCATGATAGGTAGCGCCTATCTGAGTGCGTCCATACCTCGGCGCACTCAGCCACCCGATGGGACAGCCTCCACGCGGCGGGTGGTGGACAGCGACTATGATTGCCGCTGACGAATGTCCTTTCAGAAACCGCATTGCATTCCCTGTGCAAGCGGTATCCTAAACGGTCAGGAAGCCGTGTGGGCGAGTGCTTCCTCTTGTGCTTCGGCGCAGAAACAACAAATCTCGTCCCGCTAAGCATGCATCGTACGAGCATCCCCGTTAAGCCGGGGCGCAGCCAGACGCGACATAGCCGAAAAAGGCGAGACTGCTGCGCGGCATCTGGTAAGTTTGCCGCAGTCTTACACAGCCCATAGCATTCCGTTGACCCGAATTGACAGGGAAGTAACGGCAGGGCTTGAATTGAAGTTGACCAGTGTCCAAAATGCTTTTCCGGATTCTTTCGTATCGTCCACGCAGAGATTCGCGGAATCGCTAAGAGACATAAAGATGATGTTTCGGGGATGACGACCTACTAAACGGACATCATGGCGGGGCTAAGAGAGGGTTCACCCGCTTTTTCTCATGCAGGCATCGTATAGGGGTTAATACACCAGCCTTCCAAGCTGGTCACGCGGGTTCGAATCCCGCTGCCCGCTCCACCGTCGCCGTCACCGTACGCCACGACATTAAATTTGGCGAGCATGGTCCACTTGTGGTCCGCTGTCGAATGCCAACGGACAGCCAAAAAATCAATCGGCAAACAGGTGCTGCACATGAAGGTATCCGAAAGTCTCGGCATCAGTCGCGAATGGTGCTGAAAAACATCGGAGAGGATACAGCGCAGAATCCTCCGGGGTTGCTACCGGATGGTGCTGGACGCGAGGTTAGCTTCCTCGCTGAGGGGTGATAACCAGCATAAAACACCCTACCGTGCTTGGTTAGCTCAGTTGGTAGAGCAGCGCATTCGTAACGCGCAGGTCGGCAGTTCGAGTCTGCCATCAAGCTCCACGGTCCGATTGGGTGACGCGCTCTTTGAGAATCCGCCCAAGAAGCTGTCAGCGGGGGCATGCACTTGCTGACGGTTGGCTAAGTCCTTACGGAAGTCGTCGTAGCCGGAACCGAACACGAATGGGCAACGTAAAGCCCCGCACGGCAGAGCGTTATCTGCTTTAGCGCATGACAACTCTAAGTAGGAAGGAGATGATTCCGATGGAGCAGGCAATTATCAACGTCGAAGGCACATCAACGATTGAAACCGCAGCGGCGGCTAAGAAGTTGATTGAGACCTTCGGAAGTCAGAACATCCGTGCTCTCTCGGTCAAGCGCGTGGACGAGAACAGTAACGAAGTCGTTGTTGAACTCGATTTTGTACCGGGTCTGGCACCGCATCTGCACGGCTTCGCTTTGCAAGTCAATGGCTTGACTGCGGGTTACGACGGCACCGGCCCCTCGAACCTGTACGAAGTACTGCAAGCAGCTGGCGTCGATGAGCGCCTTCTGACGCGTGAGGATATCACGCAGAAGAGCGACAAGACCATTCCGCTGCATCTGGAGCGCGAGGTCAAACAGTACGGCGAACTTCATTACGCGTAATTACTGGCGGGTCTTTCCCGCCATCATGGGGGCATAGCTCAGTTGGGAGAGCACCTGCTTTGCAAGCAGGGGGTCGAGGGTTCGAATCCCTTTGCTTCCACCACCAGACACATCTCCATCTTGGAAATCGTCTCTGGGCGTGCATTGTACTGTTACACAAGCGCAGTACGGTCATTTATTTGGTGCGGTACTCCTTAACTACACCACGAAGACGATAATCCTGCCCGCACCGCCCCCACCTGAGGGTCATTTACACAGGGTTACGTCAAGCCGAAAACATCATGCCGAGTGGCGAAAACGGCTGCGGCATGGGCGAGACAAATTCGTCTCGTCAGCCATCTTTTGAGAGCGACCTCCACGCGGTAGATGGCGGGCAACGCAGATTTCTGCGGCTAACACTCTCTGATTCTTGGATAGGTGTCCGAGTGGTTTATGGAACTGGTCTTGAAAACCAGAGATGCATCCGCGTCCGTGGGTTCGAATCCTACCCTATCCGCCATCAGCAGTCGGATACACTCTGTACCCGGCTGCTTTTTACATATTTGCGCTTCTTTTCATCGTGCCAGAATCGTTTTTTCTCCGATAGGAGCCTCTCGGATTCTGTTGCGATTTGTGAACATTATGTTAATCATGGTTGTACTCAGTACACTTTCAAGGAAAAATGTGGTATAATGCATATAGAGCGACAGGGAAAACGAAATATCAGAAGTCCTCCGCTCTTCACATCGTTTCGTTGATGTGGGGACTCACCCCACACAGTAAAAAGGAGAAGTAAAATCATGCGCAAAAAGTCTATGATGAAGAATGTGCTTGCAGTTGCCATGGCTGCTACAGTCGCAATCTCTGTTACCGGATGTAAGGGCAAGAAGAATCAGGATGCTGCCTCTTCTGCTCCTTCCACCAGCCTGAGCGATTCTGCAAGCACCGCACAGTCCGAAACCCCCGACACTGCCGAGAAGGAAGATACCAGCGCAGCGGCGTCCGAGAGCAAGGCTGAGAGTGAAGCCGAGAGCAAGCCCGATTCCAATGCTGCCAGCACCAAGAACAAGACCGCTGAGTCTGAGGCTGCTTCCGACAAGGCTGAGAAGCCCGCTGCCAGCCAGAACACGAACCCCGACAATGTTTCTACTAAGGATGGTCCCGCCAAGGCTCCCGTCTACAACACCCATAAAACCACCACCGGCACCAAGACTCCTGCCCAGAAGCCTGCTGCTGTGACTCCCGCTGCCACTCCCGCCGAGAAGAAGTCTCAGCCCGTCTACACCTTCACCGTGCGCCATCATGACGCCACCTGCACCACGCAGGGCTATGATGAGCATATCTGCAACGAGTGGGGCGGCATGAACTACAACGACAACTATGTTGCCGCCAAGGGTCATAGCTGGGATAACGGCACCGTGACGAAAGCTGCCACCTACACCGAGACCGGCATCAAGACCTTCAAGTGCAAGGATTGCGGTGAGACCCGTACTGAGGAGATTCCTTCTCTGGACAAGACCTACCACATCCTGCAGGTCGTTGCCCCCACCTGCACTTCCGAGGGCTATACCATCTATGAGTGCAATGAGGTTCCGGGTCTTACTTACAAGGGTGATTTCACCGACAAGACCCCGCACACCTATGATGAGGGTGTCGTGACCAAGGAAGCGACCATCTACGAGAAGGGCGTCAAGACCTTTACCTGCTCTGCTTGCGGTGATACCTATACCGAGGATATCCCGATGGTGGAGAAGACTTGGCACAAGGGTGATACGGTTGCTCCCACCTGCACTGAGCAGGGCTACACTGTCTACATCTGCGACCAGGACGCTACGCTGACCGAGAACCGCGATTTCGTGGACGCTCTGGACCATGATTGGGGCGAGGGTGTCGTCACCAAGGCTGCTACCTGCACTGAGGATGGCGAGAAGACCTTTACCTGCTCTCGTGACGGCGCGACCAAGACTGAGGTCATCCCGGCTGTGGGTCACAAGTGGGATGATGGTACTGTCACCACGCCTGCTACCTGTGAGGCTTCCGGTGTGAAGACCTACAAGTGCCTGAACGATGGCTGCACCGAGACTAAGACCGAGGAGATTGCCGCGCTGGGTCATAACTACGATGACGGCGTTGTCACCAAGGCTGCTACCTGCACCGAGGATGGCGTCAAGACCTTCACTTGCCAGAACGACAAGAGCCA